GCAAAGACTTCCGGCGATCGAATGGCATGGACTCGGTTGATAACGCAGTGATGGAAATGGCGAAGGGTGGTTGTTCAGCGTTTCGTTTAAACACGCAGTTCATCGACCCAGAAGATCCGGAGAATGACAATCAGCGCGTGACATGGGAGCCGATATTCAACGCACACGCCTCAGTTGTTTGGGATGCTAACGCTAAGCAATACGATAAGAGTGATGCTAAACACGTTAGCTATCTTGAAGAGTTGACACGCGAGGCGGCTGAAGAAGAGTGGGGCGATAAGGTTAGCTCTGCGTTTGATCCACCTAACGGCTATCGATTCAACTGGAACAATCCTACTCACGTTTGGATTGCCCACTATTACGAGATAAAAAAAGATAAGGTCGAGGCCATTACATTCCAAGGCCCGCTTGGTCGTAAGCGAACAGTCTATGCCGATGACTTTAAGCAGCACATGGATGAATTGGTGGACGGCGGCTTTGAAGAGATTAAGCGCCGCAAAATAATTAGACATACGGTTTGGAAAACGATCATTGATGGCACTTCGGTGCTTGAAGAAGCGGTGAGAATACCTGGTAAGTTTCTACCGATTGTTCCCATGTATGGCTACCGATCGTATGTTGATGGCCAAGAGTTTTGGTACGGCATTGTGCGAAAGCAAAAAGATGCCAACAGACTGTTCAATATGTCTGCTAGCTCCGTTGCTGAAGGTGCGGCCACTTCATCTAAAGACATGCCAATATTTACTGATCAGCAGGTAGAAGGGCGAGAGAACGATCTAGCTCAGATGCATCTAGGTCAATACAATTACGTTGTTATCAATGATGTGCAGGATGAAAATGGTAACTCCGTTCCCGCTGGCCCTATCGGTTCGTGGACAGCTCCTCGTGTTGACCCAAACAATGCCGCAGTTATGCAAATGTCTGCTGATTTTATCCGTGAAGAAACGGGTGGCAATCCTCAGGATGTAATGGATCCGCAAGCCTCAGGTAAAGCCATAGGTGCTGTTCAGCAGCGCGTAGATATGCAGACGCATATCCTCATGGATAACGTATCTAAGTCGCTTAAGCGCTGCGGTGAAGTCTATAGAGCCATAGCCGGAGAGATATACGACTCTGAGCGTATGGCAAGAACCATTGATGAAGATGGCACCGAATCATCGACCATCTTATTCGACTTTGTGATTGATCGAGACACTGGTGAGCCTAAATTCATTAACGATATTACCCGTGGTTCATTTGAAACTATCGTTGATACCGGCCCCGCTTACGCATCAAGAAAGCGCGAGACGGTTGATCAGTTAGAAACGATTGCCGCTATTGCTCCCCCTGATTACCAGCCATTTATATTCGCCAGCATTATCGAGAACATCGATGGTGTTGGGTTAGATCCGCTGAAAGAATTTAATAAGAAACAAATGCTAGTGCAGGGCTTGAGAGAGCCTGAGAACGAAGAAGAGATTGCGCAAGTGCAAGAGATGTCGCAGCAAACTAACGCGCAAGACGAACTCATGCAATCGATGGCTAAGAAAGAAGAAGCCGAAGCGCAAGAGAATCTCAGCAACGTACAGAAAAATCAATCGCAATCACAACTCAATATAGCGAAAGCCGCAGAGATTGCGCATGGCATTAACCTCGACCGATTTAAAGCAGCTAATGACATTGTTGAAAAGCGGGCCGAGAGGGTACGAACAATTTAAATAATTTAAAAAGAACATGAAGAGGTCGCATTTTGCGGCCTTTTTTTATGTCCGGCGAAAAGTCGAGTGAAACCGTGGAGACGCGAGTAATGAGTGAAGAAGAAAAGGCAGTAGAACAGCAAGACGATATTTCCATTGACGATGCAGACGTAACCCTCGACGGAGGGGAGCAACTGGTCGGTGATGAGGTTAACGAAGAAGTTGAGATCGTCCTCGCTGGTCAAGAAGATTCGCCATCTGATGAGGCAGCTAGTAAGCCTGACAACCGCGATTACATATTGCGACGAATGCAAAAGAAACGGGACAAGGTAGAGCAAGAAAACCTTGAGCTGAAATTGAAGTTGGCTGCTAACAGCAGTCAGTCCGACAACGCAGAACCTCCCACGTTAGAGCAGTGTGAATACGACGATACACGGTTTCAATCCGAGTTATCGAAGTGGCAAGCGGCTCAACAGGAAAGCTCTGTTAGACGGATTATTAAGGAACAGCAGGATGGTCACCGGCTTGTGGCTGCCGAACAAGGCAAGCAGCAAGCACTAGAGACATACGCTGAAAACGCTAGCAAGTTAGGCGTCTTGGACTTTAACGAGTCGCAAGATAAAGCGATGGATATCTTGGGTGATGACTTCTCTGAACTTTTAGCTGTTCAGCTTCCGGTGGACTCACCAAAACTGATGTATTGGTTTGGTAAAAATCCTAAAGAAGCTGAGAAATACCGTGACCTATACCAGAGCAATCCGGGTGGGGCAACTTTTGAGTTAGGCAAGCTGGCTGCGAAATTGACAGTGAAACGCAAACATTCAAGCGCTGCCAGTCCTGAGCGAAAAATTGATGCATCCGGTGTTCCCGGTGGTAATTCTGATTTCCTGAAACGCTATCAAGAAATTGATAAGCAACTGGACGATGGAAAGCTATCGATACAACAGGGCATTAACAAACAACGCGAATTAAAAAAGGAAGCGATAAAGGCAGGCTTTGATGTTGCTCAACTTAAATAAATAGGTATAAAAAATGAGTAATCAAGCCAAGGTAGTTACCCGAGTATTGGGTGAAGAGTTAGAAAAGTTTGAAGCAGACAATATTTGTCTACGACAAGCAGAAGTAAAAAGAATGGGCGGCGAAATCGGCCATCGTTCGGAATTCACCGAATGGTATGACGCGCCTTACATTTCAACCACAACAGATGGTCTTGACTTAACCGGTCAGTTTAATGAGACAACTGGTTTAGCAGTGCCGCATCGCGTTAGCACTTACACTAGCGTGCCCTTTACGTTAACTAACACTGACACGTTAGACTCGGATGAGTTATCACGGAAGATGCGTTCAGCTATGCAAGCTATTGACAATCGCATTAACCGTGCGGTGGCCAATACCGTTGTTAACCAAGGTGCGCAATTTGTTGGTAGAACAGCGGCTTTAAGCGGTTTTGCTGATATCGCTGCGGTTGATGCGTTGCTATGTTCACAGGATGTGAGCCAAACAACAGACAAGACGATGATCCTAAACCCAACGGACTATAACGCAATGGCGGCCGATCTAGCCATTAGGCAGACAGTCAGGAACGGCGATATCTCAACTAACGCTTATCAAAAGGCATTAGTACAAGAAATCGCAGCAATGAAAGTGTTTAAAACTTCATTCGCTCCTGTTAAAGCTGCGGCGGCGGGTGGTGGTGCAATCACTGTTACTGGTGCTCAATCGTACAACCCACAAGGCGCCACGCTTGATGCCGAGGGTAACCCAACTAACGTTGATAACCGCTCAATGAACTTAACTGTATCTGCTACTGCGAACGTAGTGGTCGGTGATAAGTTCACTATCGGCGGCGTTAACGCTGTGTCGTTGCAAAACAAAAACGATACGGGTGAGTTGCGTACTTTCACAGTGACGGGCGTTGTTGATGGAACAACACTTCAGATCAGCCCACCTATCATCGATGCAACCGCTGTGGGCGCGACTACCGCGGCACAGGCGCAGCGTGATTACGGTAACTGTTCTGATGTTGCAGGCGGTGGCGCAGCTATTACGTTCGTTAACTACGATACGGCTGGCACTAACCTCTTCTGGGAGAATGACTCGCTCTGTATTAATACAGCGCCGGTTGTTGGCTCACAAGAAACGTTAGGCGGCATGATCTTAATGAACGCTACAACTGAGCTAGGTTTAAACGTTGTTGTTGCTAAGCAAGGAGCTATTAACGATCTAAGTACTGATTGGCGTGTGACTACGTTCTTCGGTGTAACGATGCGTGATCCGTTGAAAGCTGGCATTTTAATGGGTGGTCAAACACCTTAACCGTTAGGGGGCTTCGGCCCCCTTTCTTTATTATTTGGAGAAACACATGAAAGAAGTTATCCCTTTATACAATCGATCCGAGTTTCCTAAATGGGTGGGCGGTGAGCTTGTCCGAGATGAAGAGCAAGAAGCAGCGGTAGTTGAGAAGCAAGTAGCCGCAGCCGAAGAAGAGAATAAGAAATTAAAAGCCGAAGAAGCCGCTAAAAAAGCAGCAGCTAAGGCGGCTAAAGAAGCCGAAGAAGCCGCTAAAAAAG